ACAACGCCTGTCATGGCAACAACAACAGATCCTTATATGACAATTAAGGTTGAAGGATCGGCAAACGTCAACATAGGTTGGGCGGCTAGTGTTCATTTATACGAAAACAAATTAAATTCTTTAACATTCTAAACAAAACAATATGGCAGATTTAAATTTTAATGTAGGTGCAAATGTAGGGGGGGCTCAAAAAGCCATTGACGGATTTACAGGCGGTGCTATGTCAAAACTACAAGGTGTTACAGGTATGTTTACCAAAATGAATGCAGGGATAACAAAAACAGGAGTTGCGTCAAAGGGTGCATTTGCAATAATGAAAAGAGCTATTATAGCAACAGGTATAGGTGCTTTATTAATAGCAATAACAAGTTTAATATCATATTTTAAAAACACACAACAAGGTGCAGATAAACTTGCAAGAGCAACAGCAGGAGTAGGGGCTGCAATAGCAGTTATTACAGATAGAATGTCAGCAGTAGGTGAAGTATTAGTAAACGCATTTAGCAACCCTAAACAAGCTATTAAAGATTTATGGGAAGCACTTAAAAAAAATATAGTTAATCGTTTAACAGGTTTAATAGATCAATTCAAAGCATTTGGTAAAATTTTAAAAGGTGTATTTACTTTTGATTGGGATACAATTAAAGAGGGTGCAGCAGAATCAGGTACAGCTATAACACAAATTGTTACAGGTATGGACACCGAACAACAAAAAAAGTTTGCTGACGGTTTTAGAGGTATAACTAACGAAATAGTAGAAGAAACAAAAGCAGCTATGCGGTTAAAAGGAGTTTTACAAGAATTACGTGAAGCAGAACTTGACATGATAACAGTAAAAGCAAAAATGCGGCAACAAGTAGCAAAAGCACGACTTGACGCTATGGATGAAACTAAGTCAGAAGAAACAAGATTAAAAGCGCTAGGTAAGGTAGCTAAAATGGAAGAAGAACATACAAAAGATTTAATTGCTTTACAAAAGCAAAAGATTAAAGCTATGCAAGAAGAAATAGACTTAGGTAATTCTTTGCACCCTGAATTTGTTGCACTAGAAAACGAAAAAGCTGCGTTGATTGATCTACAAACAAAGTCTTTTATGACACAAAAAAGAATACAAGGTGAAGTTGAAGCGTTGACTATTCAATTAACAGCTAAACAAAATAAAAGAAATAAATTAATGGCTGAAGCAGGTAAAATCTTTGACGAAGAGGAATTATTAAGATTTGTTCAAATGGAAGATAAGAAACTAGAAGCTGCCGTGAATAGACGTAAACAAGATTTAAAAGACAAAAAGAAAAATGACAAAGAAAAAGAAAAACTAGACGCAGCAAAACAAAAAGCGGAAGACGATTTAATAAAAGGTGGATTTGCATTAGCCAAACGAATAGGTGGTGAAAATAGTAAAATACAAAAAGGACTTGCTGTTGCAGAAACAATCTTTAATACACAAAAAGCAGTAATGAAAGCACACGCAGAAGTACCCGTTCCTTTTAACATACCTGCGGCTATATTAATGGGCTTACAAGGTGCAGCAGCAGTACAAAAAATACTATCAACAAACCCTGAAACAGCAAGTAGCACATCTGCACCACAAGTAGGAACAGGTGGTGGCGCACCTGCACCTATGATGACATCAGGCGCATTTACTTTAGGTCAAGGACTAGAACCTGAACCTGTAAAAGCATTTGTAGTTACAGATGAAATGACGGACAGTCAAACACAATTAGCAGATATAAGACGTAGAGCAACAATTTAAAATCAAACAATTAAAAAAATTATATATACTTTAATATGGAAAATACTACTAAAATAACAGAACTTGTAATTAGTGACGAAAACGAAGAACTATCTATTGACGCAATATCGCTAGTTACTAGCCCTGCGATAGAAGTTGACTTTGTGTTCTTTGGAAAAGAAAAAAACAATTTGACATTCTCAAAAGTTGACGAAGAAAAAAGAATGCTAATTAGCCCTGCCTTAATACCTAACAAATCTATTTTCCGTTATGATCCAAATACAGACAGTGAGTATTATGTCTTCTTCTCAAAAGATACGGTGCGCAAAGCAAGTGAGTTATATTTAAAACATAACAACCACCACAAAGCCACATATCAACATCAAGATAGAGTAGCAGGAGTTTTAACAGTTGAATCTTGGATAAAAGAAGGCAAACAAGACAAGTCAAATTTATATGGCTTTGATTTACCAATAGGAACATGGTTTGTTAAGATGAAGATAGAAAATGATGAACTATGGGATAGAATTAAAAGTGGGGAATTAAAAGGATTAAGCATAGAAGGATATTTTGTTGATCGTATGGAAGCTATGTCAAAACCTGTTTATTCTGACGATCAGATCTTACAAGAACTAGCTGAAATGTTAAACTTAAAAAGCTACACAGATTATCCAAAGGGTGCAAGTCAAAATTCAGAACGAGCATTGATAGAAAACGAAAGACTAGGTAGAAAAGCAACAGCAACAGGACTTCAAAAAGGTCGCAAAATAGCTTCTAAAAGTGGACTAAGTTTAAAGACTATTAAAAACATTTTTAATTACCTTAAAAACGCTAAAAAGAGCAATACGGATGATTGGAACGACTACGGAACAATAGCATACAACTTATATGGGGGCGATGTAATGTACCGTTGGTGTAAAAAAATACTTGAAAATCAAACAAGCAAATAATTACTATATACTTATGTATAAAACCTTGAAAAAAAATTACCATTATGGATTTAAAAACACGCATTAAAGTAGCACTAGGCATTGAGCCAGAAACAGAAGAAATAAAACTAGAGTATCAAAATAAATTGGTTGACGGAACAATTATTGTATCAACAGCAGATGAATTGGCAGCAGGTGTTGACATCGCAATTTTAACTGAAGACGGAACTACAATGCCACTTCCTGTTGGAAAATATGAAACAGAAGACGGTGTTGGTTTTAGCGTTGAAGAAGACGGTATTGTTGCTGAGATCTACGAAGACGAAGCAGTTGAAGAAGAGGAAGAAGTTGAGGAAGTTGCTGAAGTTGAAGAAGAAGAACTAACAACAGAAGACGCACAACCTAAAAAAGTCAAAAGAACTGAAGAGTACGAATTTGACAAAGAAGGACTTATTAATGAAATAGGTGCAGTTGTTAAAGAACTTTTAGCAGAAGTTAAATCTGATTTAGAAAGATTAGACGCAGAACTAAAAGACATGAAAGGCGAAAATGAAGACCTTAAAAACGAAGTAGAATTAGCAGAAACAGAAAAAGCAGAACTACAAGCACAAGTTGTAGAGTTATCAAAAGAACCTGCTGAAAAACCTGTTGAAGTTAACAAATTTAAAGACTTAAAAAAACCAAAACTATCTAACAAAAACTATAACGAGTTAACAAAAAAAGAAAAGTATTGGTACAATATAGAAAATAGATAAAAAAATAATTAACTAAAAAAAAGAAGAAAAAATGGCATTAACTATTACTTCAAGCAGCTATAACGGAATCCACGCAGGTGCATACGTTTCAGCAGCTTTAAAAACAGCAGCTTCTTTGGATTATCTAACTATTAGAGATAGCGTTAATCACAAAGAGGTAATTAACAAAGTAGCAGGTGCGAATTTAGTAAAAGACGCAACTTGTGATTTTACAGAAAATTCAGCAACCCTCACCCTCACTGAATCGGTACTTTTTGTCGAGCCCTTTCAAGTTAACATAGATGTTTGTAAAAAAACAATGTTGGCTGATTGGTCTTATCATCAAGAAGATGACTTTATGGCTTACGCTGTAAGTTACCTAACAGACTCTATTGCAGACAGTATAGAACACAGTATATGGCAAGGAACTACAGGAACATCAGGACAGTTTGATAAATTGGCAACGGGATCAATGACAGCTTCAAGTGCATCCGCAGCTTATACGTCAGCAAATATAATTGCTAACTTACAACAATTAGCAGCAGACATTCCTGCTAATGTTTACGGTAAAGAAGATTTATACATATACATGAACAAAAAACAGTATAGATTTTACATCGCTGCAATTTCAGCTTTATCTGCATTTCCTTTTAATCACATGGGGCAATATACTCCAGAATTTGAAGGTATAAAAATCGCTGTTTGTCCAGGTATCGCAGACAACCAAATGTTTGCAGGTGAGAAAGGAAACGCATTCTTTGGAACATCAACAGGAATTGACATGGATTATACTCAAGTTAAAGTTTTAGACATGGAAAATCTTGACGGTAGCAACAACGTAAGAATGGTAGCTAAATGGACAGCAGGAGTACAAACAGGTGTAGCATCTGACTTTACTTTTCAATCTTAATAATTAACTAGACACTAGGATAGGGGGCAACCTCTATCCAAATGTCACAAAAAGAAAACTACTATGGCTTGTAATTTAACAAAAGGAAGAAATATCACATGTCGTGACGGCATTGGCGGAATCAAAGCCGTTTATTTCGTACAACATGATGAGTTAACTTCGTATGTAGCAGCTAGTGGTGAATTAACAGACCTTGATTTAGGTTCAGGTGACGATATTTATAAATATATTTTAAAACGTGGTACAGGCAGTATTACAGAAACGGTAACGGGTAATAGTGAGAACGGAACTGTTTTCTACACTCATTCTTGTAATATCAAACTTCACGATTTAACAAAAGAAGATCAGAACGAAATTAAACTTTTAGCACAACAACGTTTAGTTGTTTTTGCTGAACTTAATCAACTATCTTCAGGCGGTAAAAATAAAATCGTTGCTTTAGGATTGGATAACGGTATGGAATTAACAACAGCAACAAACACATCAGGTGTTGCTTTAGGGGATATGTCAGGTTATGACATCACTCTAGAAGCACAAGAACCAAACCCTATGCAGTTAGTGGCTGACTATACAACTACTCCGTTTGACAATGGTGCTTTCACATTCAACGCAGTTGTTCAAAATTAGCAAATAGATTATATCTAATAATTAAAGGGTGTTTTTACACCCTTTTTTTATTGGAATACAAACAAAATAAACTTTTTTATATACTTTAGTATGTTACACATAACTTACGGATCAAACGCAACCTTTTATGTCACTACGGAAGAAAAAAGAATTGATACTTCGGTTGCTTCGGCACGTATTAGACTTCTTTTTAAGTTTATAAACGACATGACAGGCACAACAAAGTACGCATACGGAACAAGCACTTCGCATAATGACGCAAATAGAATCTATCAACGTTATACGTCTGTCTTGATCTCACACAATACAAGTGAAGACGTATTTACAGGCAAAGTAAACTTTAAACCTTATGGATATTGGAAGTATGAAATTTACGAAGTTAGTTTTAATGGAACTGTACCGACACTAACAACAGCTACAGCACCTATAAACGAATCAGACGCAGCAAACGATACATCAGGAGTACACGGAGTAGTTAAAGGAAAGGTAGAAGAAGGTAAACTATATGTAACAGAAACATCAGGATCGGAACAAGTAAGATACACAGAACATACAGAAACAACAACAAATTATTTATATACAAATTAAAACATTATGAGTTTAGTAGACAGTAGTAATACATTATTAAGAGAGCAACTTGGAAAAGGTAAAGTAGATATTTTTACAACAGATGATATGTCAACAAAAGACTATTATTGTGTGTATTTTCCTGTTGCATCAGTCATTTCAAGCATAACAGTAGGTAATGCAAGCGGATCTGCGGACACAAACCCTAACAAACTTCATACCACCGTACCTGCGGGAACAACATTGTTCATGCGAATTACAGGCATACAACTTTCGAGTGGTATTGGAATTGGGTACATGGAATCTGACGAAAGAACAGGACAGTAATGCTAAAACTAGGAAACAGTTTAAGTCTTTCAGCAGCAAAGACAACCTATTCTAATGACTTTTCGTTATCATTTGACGGAACAAATGACTACGTTGACTTAGACGCAGCAGCTTCTTCATTTACAGCTATATCAACAGAAGGTACAGTAGTAATATGGGCTAAAAGTTTAACTACAACAGGATCAAAAACATTATTTAGAGCAAAGGTAGATACTAATAACGAGTTTTTTATTTTTTGGCATAATGCTTCAGACGAATGGCGGTTCACTTACAAAGCAGGTGGCACAGGAAAGAAAGTACAGTATTCAGCAGGAACAACTGACTCAGATAATGCTTGGCATTTATTTGCTATGACTTGGAGTGCTGACGGTGACGTTTTAAAAGGATACGTTGACGGAACACAAGTAGGTAGTGACGTTGCTAGTTTAGGTACTTGGAGTGGTAACATAGCAGCAGTTGACGTAGGACAAAACACTTCAGACGGTGCTTATTATAAAGGACTTTTAGATGAGTTTGCAATATGGAACGAACCCTTAACAGCAGCAGAAATCACAGCTATATATAATGGCGGTAGATCTTCAATAGATTTAACTTCTAATTATGGTAATTATACAAGCGCAGCTAATTTAAAAGGTTATTGGCGTTTTAATGAAGGTACAGGTACAACAGCAATAGATCATTCACAAAATAATCTAGTTGGAACATTAACAAATGGAACAGCTTATTCAGTAACAACAATATAATGATAAACTACGTTATAATAAGAGCAGATGAGGTTGAAAATATAGACTTTTCACAAGTATTAGAAGACTCAGCAGAAACATTAAGATATTCGCTAGACTTTACTTTGACGTTTGTTAAATATAAAGGCGAACAACCTTCATTTTTAGCAGGAAAGACAGAATACACTAACGCAGAAATGCTAGTAATACTTGCCACCGAAGATTGGTCGGCAGAAGAAGAATAAAATATGGATAATATATTAAACATAAATCTTGAAACTTCAACTACACCTAAGATCGTTGAAAATAAATACAAAGATTGGATAGAATACGGAACAGATGACTATCGCAATTTATTTCCAAACTTTCTAATTGACTTATACTACAACAGTTCGACCCATTCGGCTATCATTAACGCAACAGCCGACATGATCGCAGGCGAAAGCATAATTGCTGAAGAATCTGACAATTTAGACGCTTATGTAGGTTTAAAAAAGTTTATAGCAAACGCAAATTCAAAAGAAGATTTGCATACAGTATTTAAAAAGTGCGCTTTTGATTTAAAACTTCATGGATCATTTGCACTTAACGTTATATGGTCAAAAGATAAAACTTCTATATCTGAAATTTATCACGTGCCAATGGAACGTATAAGAGTAGGAACACCAAATCAAATGGGTAGGGTAGACACTTATTATATTTCAGCAGATTGGAGTAACACAAGAAGAAACAAACCTGTTCCTGTTCCTGCATTTAATATGAACGATAGAACTTCAGCAAGTCAATTGCTAGTTGACGGACTATACAGCCCTAATATGGAAATATACCACACACCTGATTATGTAAGTGGTTGTAATTGGGCATTGATAGATCAAAAGGTTGCAGAGTTTCATTTAAACAATATATCAAATGGATTTAGTGGTAGTTATTTTATTTCTTTTGCCAATGGTGTACCTTCGCAAGATGAAAGACTTGAAATAGAAAGAAGCATAACAAAGAAATTTACAGGCGAAAAAGCAGCAGGTCGTTTTATATTAACTTTTAGTGACGATAAGAACAGAACACCTGAAATAACACCTATAGATCAATCAAACGCAGATAAGCAGTATTTGGCTTTACAAGAACTATTAGTCCAGAACATTCTCACAGCACATAGAGTTACTAGCCCTATGTTAATGGGCATACGTAGTGATAGCGGACTTGGAAACAACGCACAAGAGTTAATAGAAGCATATGACGTATATTCTAACAGCGTTATTAGACCTTTTCAAGAAGTGCTGTTAAAATGCTTTAAAAAGGTATTAGAGATAAACGAAATAAACCTTCCAATTACAATCCAACAATTCAAACCTATATCAACAAGGTGGAGTTTAGATACATTAAAAGAAATTCTCACTCAAGATGAGATTAGAGAGGAAATTGGATTAGAACCACTACAAGATGACGAAGAAACTTTAAAAGAAGAAGAAAAAGAGGACTACAAAAAAGACGAAGAAGAAAAAGACAAATACAAAATGGCAAAGGTTGGTAGCATGATAACTGACGGAAAAGAAATGCCATTATATGACACAATAGAAGAAGCAGAAGCAGAAGCAGAACGAATAGGTTGTTCAGGACATCACGAACACACTATTGACGGCAAGACTGTTTATATGCCTTGCGAAGATCACGAACAAATAACAGAACTACAAAAATGTGATTGCGAAAAACCTTCAAAAGATTGTGAAAAAAAATGTGATAGATACAAAGAAACAGAATTAGAATCAGTTGTTCTTGAAGAAGATATTATAAACTATATTAATTCTTTAGACTTTGATAATGAGATTGACTTTGAAGAAGACCACGAACTAATAGAAGAAGAACAAGTTGAAAATGAAGAAGAAGACAGATTAAAATATGAAGAATTTGTTTCAGCGTCAGGCAAACAAGCACGATCACGTTACGACAGACAATTATTTAAACTACGTTATGTATATCGTGGGGGTGCTATTAAAGACAATTCAAGAGAGTTTTGCAGAAACCTTATAAATACACATTATGGTAGTTTATTTACAAGAGAAGATATTGCAGGTATGAGAGGGCAAAACGAGGGTTTTGGATCTTATAACGTTTTAAAATGGAAGGGTTCGTATAACTGTCGCCACTATTGGTTGCGTAGAGTGTATGTATTAAAGAAAGCACCTAGAAAAATGGTTATAGACGGAAAAGAATATCAAAAAGGTGATTATTTACCAAAAGAATTAAAAAATTATTATCCTAGAAATAAGGGCTATATACCACAAGACGCAGGTGTACCAGCTTTGGATAATGTAGAAAGAGCAGGTTCAAGAATTAACGCAAAAGTAAAATAATGGCAAACTACGTTTTATTCATATCAGAAAACAGGATTAAGGATAGTACCGCAATAGCAGGAAATGTTTCAATAGAGTATATCAAACCCTATATTCGTGTGGCACAGAAGAAGTATATTGAAACTAAATTAGGAACTGACCTGTTTGCTAAACTACAAGCAGATATTACAGCAGGATCGTTGTCAGGTGTTTACAAGACTTTGGTAGATGACTACATACAAGACGCTTTAGTACATTGGAGTTTTTATGAGTGCTTACCGTTTTTACGGTATAAAGTAATGAATAATAATGTTGTATCTAAAACAGCAGAAAATTCAACAGCATTAAGTAGAGAAGAAGCACAAGACTTGCGTGAAGAAATCAGGAACACAGCAGAATTTTATACAGAAAGACTGATTGATTTTATTAAAAACAATACTGCTGACTATCCTGAATACAGTACGAACTCGGGCTCAGACGTTAGCCCTGACAAAAACGCTTTCTATTCAGGCATGAATTTAGAAAGAAATCAGAACGACAGGCGAGAAATAACTTTAGACGACTTTCTTACACCTGATTTAAAATAATGAAAAGAGGAACATACAAACCTAAACCAAAAAACGAAAAGGCATTGAAGAACTTTTTAAAAGAAAAACCAAAGAAAAATGAAAGAAGTGAAAGACACACTATTAGTAGGTGTAGCAAATAGTACAGCAATAGGTATGAATTTAACAGAATGTAATGAGTACCTTACATTTGTTTCATTATCATTGGCAATCATTTATACGATTTATAAATTTTTTAGGTTTGAAAAAAAGAAAACTAAACAGTAAAAACCCACGCTATCTTCCAAAAGAAGAAAAGAAAGAAATTAAAGAAAGAAGATTAATTATAGACTTGTTATTTGCACAAGTTTATGCAGTATTCTACAAATAATGGCTTTTAATTACTTTAAAATAACGGAATTTGCTTCGCCTGATGATCCGACAAGCGGTTTTAAAATGAATAAACACTTTGTAGAATTACTTGATCAAGCAAGAGGTATAGCAGGTTGCCCATTTAGAGTTTCAAGCGGGTATAGGACAGAAGCGTATAATCGTAAATTAAAAGGTTCTGTTAGCAATTCTTCACATTGTAAAGGACTTGCGGTTGACCTCGTTTATAAAAACAACAACGAATTATATTTGATATTAAATGCTTTAATGAAAGTCGGCATGACTAGGTTTGGCATTTCTTTCAAATCAAAATTTATCCACGTTGACATGGATATTTCAAAGGTTCAGAACACAATCTGGACTTATAATTATTAATCAAAAATTTTATTATGAAACAGTTTTTAATTTCACAAATGTTGAAGAGTAAAAAGTTTTGGTATGCAATATCTTCGGTATGCGTACCTGCTATTGTTACTTATTTAGGTGTTGACGAAACAACAGCTACAAATCTTTACTATGCACTACTAACACTTGTATTAGGTCAAGGTATTGCAGATATGGGTAAGAATGCAACGAAGTAATCGTTATAGGTTAAAACCAAACGAGATAGAAGTTATCCAACGTATGCGTCAGGGCTTGAGGAACGTGTTAGTCATAGGTGACTTGCATGAACCTTTTTGTTTAGACGCATATTTGGACTTCTGTTTAGAACAACAAAGCATACATAACTGTTCCGAAATTATATTTATTGGTGACATTATAGACAACCATTATTCTAGCTATCATGAAACTTCAGCAGACGGCATGGGTGGTTTAGATGAACTAGAACTAGCAATTAAACGCATAGCAAGGTGGTACAATTCTTTTCCTTTTGCAACTGTAATTTTAGGCAACCATGATCGCATGATTATGAGGAAGGCACAAACAAGTGCTATACCTTCTAAATGGATAAAATCATATAAAGAAGTTTTACAAGTACCGAATTGGACTTTTACAGAACGTTACGAATTAGACGGAGTACAATATATACATGGTGAAGGAGGTACAGCTAGAACTAAATGTCGTGCTGATATGATGAACACAGTACAAGGGCATTTACATACACAAGCATATTGTGAACATTATGTAGGCAAGAACTTTAGAGTGTTTGGTATGCAGGTGGGCTGCGGTATAGATCACGAATCCTATGCTATGGCTTATGCAAAGTATGGAAAGAAACCCGCAATCGGTGTTGGTGTAGTAAAAAACTTTGGAACATTGCCTTTAAATGTCCTTATGCCTTTATAATAACCCACCCCCTGTGCGGTTTAACGCATTATCTTCATAATTTAATACATATATACTATATAGCCAATAAAACAGCTTAAATCGTAAGCATTAGTATTATTAACATTTACCTTGTTAATAACTTTTAGACACTTTTTTGTTAAAATATGCTAATAATTAAATAATAGTGTTAATTTAGCACCATTATTAATTTAAAAAACAAACTAACATGGACTTAAAAGAATTTTTTAAAAACCTAGATCCTACACCAGGTAAACTTAACCACTTAAAAACAGTTGTTAAAAGTCAGAAAAAAAGAATAAACGATTTAGAGCAACGTAACGTAATTCAGCGCAGAACTTTAACTGAAGCATATAAAGAGATTGAAGAATTGAGAGAGAAAGATAAACAAACGTCTAATAGAGTAGCAGCTAAATACAATAAATAAAATGAATATAGAAAAATTTAAAGTAGATAACGCTGAATGGTGGTTAGATGACGAAGAAGAAGAAGTTGTATTATGTAACATATTAACTGACGAGGAATACAGACTTGACGCAAATTTATTTGTAAAGGAGTTATGGACTAATAGAAGCATAGATCCTACTGAGGTTGATTGTTTAGGCGAAAGGTGTATATTAGAATTAGAAGGTGACGATTATAATATATATGACGAATGGAGTATTCAAGAAATTGCAGAAGTATTTTACTATAAATATAAAAGATAATGACAAAGAAAAAAGAAACAAAACCCGATTTAAATATGTTGCCCGAAACTATACATAAACGGTTGCATTATATTAACACTATGTATTGTTTAGACGGTGACATGACACTTTGCGGCAAAGACGAATACGGCAAAGACTTTACACTTTCAATAGATCTATACGAAGCAATAAATTGGATAGATCGAGAAGAACTTAAAAAGAAACTAATAAAACACATAAAGGAAAATTAGTATATTTAACATTTATTAACTTAATAGCTTGTGGCTTAACCACTAAATTAAAATGATAACATCATACATTCAAAGAGTAGCAAACATCAAAGAATACGAAGGTAAACATGGCAAGATTTTGTATCACGATTTAGAAATGGAAAACGGTGACAAAATCAATATCGGTAAAAAGAAAAGACAGTTAGAAGGTTGGAAACTTACATATGAAATTCTTGAAAAAGGACAGCAGGAATATAACAAGGCAAAAACTGTATCGCCTGACGGTTTTAAACCAAAAACGTTTTCACCTAAAAGTCAAGATAAAGACGATGTACAGTTAATGATCGTTAAACAAAGCTGCTTGAAAGCTGCCGTAGAATTAAACGGACAAGGTGGTGACAGAAGCCAAATTGTAGATGACGCACAATACTTTGTTGATTGGGTTATGGATAATTGTTGCGCTAAAGATGATAATAAAAACGATATGCCCTTTTAAATATGAAAAAAATACCAATAACAGACGAACAGACTATAAAAAACATTTGGGAAGTCGCAACAAAAATTACAGGAATACGTAAAGAACATTTAAACAGCAAGACAAGAAAACAAAATATACATCTTGCAAGAATGGTTGTCAGTAACATTAGTCTTATTGAAAAAGGAATTCATTACACAACAATTTCTGAAGTTTTAAATAGAGATAGAAGCAGCATATATCATTACGAAAAACAACACCACAATCTTTACAGTAATTGGGATACATACAGACGTTTATTTAATAAAGTTTATAACGCATACACAGACGAGAAAAAAACACAACTACAAAAAGTTGATTTAATAGACATTTTAAAAGAAGCAGGTGTTTTTAATAGGGAAAACCCTAAAGTATTTATAGACGTTAAAGTGCAGGAAGTATGTGTAAGAATAAAATCTACATACAAACACTTTACAGAAGACGTAGAGAATATCAAAAGAGCATTAAAAGATTTTGTTCATGATATATATATTGAACTATGAAGCACTTATTAAGTAGCAGCGCATTTTTAGTGGTAAATAAATTTATGGCTAAAGAAATTGGTTTAAATGCAACAATTTTACTGTCTGATCTTATAAGCAAAGAACAGTATTTTATAGAAAATGGAACAATCAGCAACGGTTGGTTTTTTAATACAGCTTCAAATATAGAGAAAGACACAACGTTAACACACTACCAACAAAAGAAAGCCATAGAAACTTTAGAAAATTTGTATTTTATAGAAACTAAATTAAAAGGATTACCTGCAAAACTACATTTTAAGATACTAGAAAAGAACATTTTAACATATTTAAATACAAGTATTAAAGAAACTTCAAAACTAGATTTAAAGAAAGTTGAATCTAATAATAATAAAATAATAAAAACAACTAATAAAGATTTATTAAAAGGAAGGTTTGGCGAAGAAGTCAGTAATTTAAGTGCAGAAATAGGCATGAGCATTGAAGACGCAAACGAATTTCTTTCTTATTGGACTGAACCTAACAGATCAGGTACAAAAATGCGTTTTGAATTACAAAAAACATGGGAAACTAAAAGACGGCTTTTAACTTGGCAAAAAAATACAAAGAAGTTTAACAAAAGCACGTCAAAGATTGATAAACAACTTGATGAATACTTAAAAGGAAAAGAACTATTATGAGTGACACAGAATTTATAAAAGCAGTATATGATCTAATTGCTAAAACGTCAATTGAACTTGGTTACACAACAAGCGGCAAAACAATGGCAAGTCTTTCAAAGATATTTGCAAACGATATACAGACAGACAAAATGTTCAAGAACATGGATTTTGAAGATATTAAAACCGCATTTCACATTGGAGTAAGACACAGTAAAGAACAACAATTTTTAAACATAAGTACATTCTATCGTTGGGTGCGAACCCACAAGCAGCGCATGAATGAAGCATATTACAGCGTACATACTTTAAATCAAGATCCAGAAAAAATACCATATTATAAACCAAAACAAAAACTATTAAAATGAGTACAATACAAGCACTATTAATGATATTAGTTTCAATGTCAACAGGATTTATATTTGGAACTATTATTGTTTTCAAGATCTTACAAAAGAAAATGAAAGCAATGGAAGATGAACTAGACGCAAAGAATAGACAAATAGAAAAAATCTTTAATCAAAAATTTTACAATGACACTACTAACTAACAAACTACAAGACAAAGTAAGAAGAATACTAATGGAAAAACCTGAAGCAAGAGATTGTGACAGAATACTTACAGCTATAATATGGTATGAAGAAGCTAAAGACGGAACTATAGTATGGCATTTAAACACTTTCTTTAGAAATTATGTTGACGGAAAACTAACACTAGCTGACAGTATAACAAGAGCAAGACGAAAATTGCAAGAAGAAGACAAAACACTAAGAGGAAAAAATTGGTATAAACGAAAAGGTAGAGCAGAAGAAGTAAGGCAAGAAATAATTGATTATAAATATCAATGAAAAAAAAGACTATATCTAAACTTAAAAAAGATCTTGACAAATGGTTTAGTCTTTATATTAGACTACGCAATTCAACAGAAACAGGACTTTGTCAATGTTTCACGTGTGGCAAAGTAGCACATTACAAGAAAATGCAATGCGGACATTTTCAAAGCAGACGACATTTAACAACAAGGTGGCACGACATTAATTGTCAAGTGCAATGTGTTAAATGCAATATGTTTGAACAGGGCGAACAGTTTAAATTTGCTCTAAATTTAGACGCAACTTATGGTTTTGAAACAGCAGAAGAAATGCAGTATTTAGCAACGACAACAGTTAAAATTACTAGAGCAGAATACGAAGAACAAATAAGTTATTACAAATCACTTGTTAATAAAATAAAAAAACAAAAAGGAATTTCATAAATAATTTTGTATAGCTTCGGCAAATGCAAATGCCAATTTGTTTAAATTCACAACACAGCGTTATTGTATTAAATTACATAGACGTACTTTTAGAATTTATTGAAGACGTATCTACAAAAGAAACATTTACTAATTTTAAAGAGGTTCTTGACATTATAATTGAATACAACAACAATTATAAAAAAGACATAGGTACAGGAAACTTTCACGACTTTTTAATGATTATACCTGTTCAAATATCAGTTATGACAAATGGATATTTGGCAGCTTTGGAAAATGAGAATAACTTAAAAAAAGTTAGAGCATATAGGTTTTTAATTTCCGAACAGACGCAAGATCTGATAGAACAATTAAAAAATTTAAAAACTGAATATGAATAAAATATATACAATAGTAGGCGAATGCAGAGAGGATTTTGTAAAAATATGCAGAAGATTTACAAAAGACATTAATGAAATAGATGAAGCAGTACAAGAAACTATGCTGAATTTTTTAAAAATGAATCCTGATACATTAAAAAAGATTTATAAAAAAGACGGTAGAACAGGCATAATAAGATACGGAACAGTTATATTACGCAGAAGTTTTACAAGTAAAAACAGCCCTTACTATTATAAATATAGAAAGTATTATACAAACATACGTGACGCTTCTTCAAGAGCAACATACGATATTACAGAAACAGGCGAAGTATCAAACAAAATAAACTTATATAATATAGAAGAAGAAAAAAGCACAAATACTTGGGAAAAACTTGAAACGATAGACGTAGAACTTGACAAAATGTATTGGTATGATCGAGAGTTATTTAAACTATACTACTATGAAGATAACACACTAGATAGTTTGGCAAAAAAAACAGGCATAAGCAGAAACAGTTTATTTACAACAATAGATAAAGTAAGAAAAGAACTAAAAAAAATAATTAATGACTAGATTTTTAGTACCACAAGAAATATATAAAGAACGTATAAGTATATGTAAAAGTTGTGACTATTACTTTAAACTAACAGGATCTTGTAAAGTTTGCGGCTGTTTTATGCGTATTAAGTCAAGAATCGCAACACAAAGCTGTCCTAAAGGATATTGGGAAAAAACAACGGAAATAGAACCAATGGTTGAAGGGTTAGAAACGGAAGGAAAAAAACATTTAGAACAAGAACTAATTGCAATATATCCTGACTTTAAAGACGGCAAAGCTAAAGACATAGAAACAAAAACAAAAATGATTGAAATATACAACGCATATTTTGGTGGCGGATATAAAACAACTACTAATTGCGCAAGTTGTTTACATACAGTTTATAATTCATTAAAATACTTATATGACAAAATTACAAGAGAGAAGTTTTAAAACAATAAAGTGGGTATTAAGGCAACACATTAAAAACAACATCAGAACTTTATGGACTTACAAAAATGATGACTTCAAATGTATTTATGAAAATTACAAATCACAAGACATTATATACACACCACAACAATTATTAGATAAAATAGAAAACAATGAGATTTAAATGTAAATGCAAAGACATAATAAAAGACATTAAGAAAGCAACAATCAAAGTAATAGACGGAAAAATACGAACAGCCGAATCTTTATGTGAGTGCGGTGAGTATATGGAAGAAGTAAAAGAAGAATTTAAAGGTTTTCCAACGATCCACAGAAAAGAACCAACGCACAGCATGAGTGGATTAGTAGCAAAAGCAAACGAGTCAATTAAAAGAAATGAAAAGAAGTAATAAACAAAACAACTACTATTGGAAATGTATTGTATTGCCTTTATGTGAACATACAGGATACCACAAATTTGAAATGCACGAAATACTAACTAATAGATTTATAGCAGACAGAAGCAAAGCACTAAACACAAAAGAATTTACTAATTATTGTGAAGAAGTACGCATATGGGCAATGACTGAACTAGACGTGTTCTTACCACTACCAAATGAATGCGAATTAAATATATAATATAATATGAAAGTACCTATTAATCAAATACATACAAACATTAATAATCCACGAATTATAAAAGACGATAAATTTAGAAAACTTGTTCAATCAATAAAAGAGTTTCCAGAAATGTTAGACCTACGACCAATAGTTGTAGATGAAGATATGGTAATACTAGGTGGAAATATGCGGCACAAAGCGTGTATAGAAGCAGGAGTAAAAGAAGTACCAATTAAAATAGCTAAAGGACTAACTGAAGATCAAAAACTAGAGTTTATTATAAAAGACAACGCAAGTTTTGGCGAATGGGAGTGGGATATGTTGGCAAATGAATGGGATAGTATCCAACTTGCTGAATGGGGTTTAGATGTATGGGAAAATGAAGATGATAAAGAACCTGAAGCAGGACTAATAGAAGATGATGAAATTCCTGAAGTAAAAGAAAGCAAAGTAAAGCGTGGTGATATATGGCAACTAGGTGAGCATAAAATAATGTGCGGTGACAGTACAAGCGCAGATGACGTTTCTAAACTTATGAATGGAAAAAAAGCAGATTTAATTCATGCAGATCCACCTTATGGTATGGGAAAAGAAAAAGATGGAGTTTTAAATGATAATTTATATTGTGAAAAATTAGATGAGTTTCAAATGAAATGGTGGAATGTATTTAGAAAACACACAATAAATAAAGGAAGTGCTTATATTTGGGGAAACGCACCTGATCTTTGGAGGTTATGGTATAATGGTGGGCTTGAACAATCAGAACATTTAGAGATAAGAAATGAAATAGTATGGGATAAAAAAACCATACCAGGAATGAAGTCTCCATTAATGCACCAATATCCTGAAGCGTCTGAACGTTGTTTATACTTTCAGTTTGGAAAACAATTTATAGGAAATATAAACACAGCAGACTTTCCAGAGGAGTTTAGACCGTTATTAACTATACAACAAAAAGAACTAGAAAAAGCAGGTATAGATAAAAAAGAAGTACAAAGAATTACAGGTGTTCAAATGTACTCTCACTGGTTTACAGAATCACAATTTCAAATTATAGGCGAAAAACACTACAATAAACTACAAAAAGAAACAGTAGCTTTTAAAATGTCATGGAAAGATCTAAAAAAACAATGGGATGAAATAAAAGGAGTTAAAACAGGAATTATAAACGAAAAGCTAAAAGGGATGAGAAGTTATTTTGATAATGCACACGATATAATGCATGATGTTTGGGAATTTAGTAGAGTACATGGCGAAGAAAGATATGGACACGCAACACCAAAACCCGTAGAAATGATGGAACGGTGTATAAAATCAAGTTGCCCTATTTCAGGAATAACTGTAGAGCCCTTTTTAGGAAGTGGCGCAACATTGATAGCTTGTGAAAAAACACATAGGAAATGTTATGGTATGGAATTGGATGAAAATTACTGTGATGTTATAATAGAAAGGTGGGAACAATTTACAGGACTAAAAGCAGAAAAGATAAACTAAAAAAACTATCACATAATTGCAATAGTTTCTTTAGGACTTATCAAGAATCTTTTTTAATAATTCTGATAGGCAAATATAAAAAAAAATAATTAAATGAACAAATTCGGACACATAAAAAAAGAAGCAGTTTTACAAGCGTTAGAAAAATCTCTAGGCATAGTAACAACAGCTGTAAAGTCAGTAGGTATAGCAAGAAGCACGTTTTATAAATGGATCAATGAAGATGAAGACTTTGCAAAGAAAGTTAAAGATATAGAAAATATCACATTAGATTTTGCAGAAAGTCAACTACATAAACAAATACAAGACGGTAATACTTCAGCAACAATCTTTTATTTAAAAACAAAAGGTAAAAAACGAGGATATGTTGAGAAGTCAGAACTAGACCTAACATCAGGCGAAGAACCTGTAAAGATCAATGTAAACATTAATGGCACAGACTATTGAAACAAGTTTTACAAGAACACAAGGTCAAGCAATAGCTTACCTATTTGACAAAGACACAACAGAGGTTCTATTTGGTGGCGCAGCAGGTGGTGGCAAGTCTTTTATAGGTTGCGCATGGCTTATACTATCTTGTATTAAATACCCAAATACACGCTATTTAATGGGCAGAAGTAAGTTAGACAATTTAAAGAAAACAACTTTAAACACTTTCTTTGAAGTATGCGAATTATGGAACTTAAAATCAGGCAAACATTATACTTTCAATGGTGCTTCAAACATAATAACATTCTATAACAAAAGCGAGATATTATTAAAAGACTTGTATCAATATCCTGCCGATCCAAACTTTGACACTTTAGGATCGTTAGAGATAACAGGTTGCTTTGTAGATGAAGCAAACCAAATAACAGAAAAGTGCAAGAACATATTGAGTAGTAGAATACGGTATAAGCTAGACAAATATAATATCGTACCTAAGTTGTTGTTAACTTGCAATCCTGCAAAGAATTGGACTTATACGCAATTTTATCAACCTAATAAAAAAGGGAATATAAAAGAACATAGAAAATTCATACAAAGTCTAGTTGACGATAACGAATATATAGGAAAGCATTATAAAGAACAATTACAAAAGCTAGACGAAATAAGTAAACAAAGACTACTATTTGGAAATTGGGAATATGAAGCAACAACAGATAACTTGATAGAGTATGACGCAATAATTAATTTATTTAACCAAAAAGGAGTAACAGGTGAAAAATATATAAGCGTTGACGTAGCACGATTTGGTACAGATAAAACAGTCATAGTATTATGGAACGGACTACATATTGAAAAGATTATAAGTATAGACAAATCATCTATAAACGAAGTAGTAGAGGAAGTAAAGAAAGTACAAAGAGATTATGCAGTAAAACTTAAAAACATTATTGTTGACTCTGACGGAGTAGGGGGTGGTGCGCAAGACTATTTACGCTGCACAGCTTTTCAAAATAACGCAAGACCACTCAAAAGAGAAAACTACCAAAACTTAAAGACACAATGTTATTATAAGTTAGCAGATCTTGTAAACAAAGCACAAATAGGCATAGATTGTAACGACATCCACATTAAACAATGTATAATAGAAGAACTAGAGCAAGTACGTTCAAAGAACGCAGATAAAGACGCAAAGATACAGATGCACTCGAAAGATACAGTTAAAACTATATTAGGTAGATCACCTGACTATTCAGACGCTATAATGATGAGAATGTTTTATGAGATTGATAGTAATTACGGTAAGTATTTTATTCAGTAAAAAAAGGAAGGTTACTACATAGTAGCAACCAACCTATAAAAAATCAAACTAACCTAAAACGCAGCAAATATACGATTTTAAACTAAATACACAAATTATATATACTATATTATGAACGTCAATATAAAGAAAGACGGAAAGAAGCACAGGTATAAAATTCAAGAATGGAAAGACCTAACGCTTGATAAATGGGCTGAATTAATTGCTATTGAAAAAGGCAGTAACGTACAAGAAGCAATAGAGAGTGTTAAGATACTTTCAGACATACCTAAAAAATTGATTGAGCAGTTAACAATTAAAGACGTTTCATACATATTAGAGAAGGCGACAGTATTACAGGAAGAAGGAAAGTTAAAACATAAAATAACAATGCATGGTGTTGATTATGGTTTTCACCCTAATTTAGAATCAATTACAATCGGTGAGTACGCAGATATTGAACAATATGTTACAAATGGGCTTGAATCTAATATGCACAATATAATGGCTGTTTTATATAGACCGATAGTAGAGGAACAAGAAGATAACTATACGATCACAGCTTATGATAGTGACAAGTTTGAAGTCAGGGCAGAAGTATTTAAAAAGATGAAAGCAAAAGACGTTAATTCAGCGTTAGTTTTTTTTTGGACTTTAGGGAACGAACTGCTGAACATTTTGCCACAGTTTTTGGAAAACCTACAGAAGGAACTTCAGACGAAACTGAATCAACATCTGCCGAAACACAATTTGGAAAAAAATGGGGTTGGTTCGGTATAATGTACAGATTGTGTAAAGGTGATATTGTGAACTTAAATAAAATAACTGATTTGCTTTTGTATGAGTGTTTAACATGGCTATCATACGAAACAGATTTAAACGAATTACAAAACGTAAAAATACAAAATGATAAGGTATAAAACTTATAATAACGTAATAGACACCCTCAAACAATGGGGCGAGAATCACTATCAAATACAAAAAGTATCAAGTGGCGATATACACGAATTTGACTTAGAAAAGAACAATAAATATCCACTTATGCACATTAACTTTGTTTCAGTTGACGCAGAAGCAAGTAGAATGACATTTAACTTTCAAGTTTTTATATGCGATTTAGTAAACGAAGATGAAAGCAACGAACAAGAAGTCTTGTCAGATACTTTAAGCATTTGCACCGATCTAATCGCAACATTTAAGTCAGGTGAAAGTTTATATTTATCAAGCACATCACATGGCGAAGAAGCAAGATATTTTGTAGAAGAAGATTTTTTTCTTGAGCCATTTACGGAACGATTTGACAACGCAGTATCAGGGTTTGTATTTGATTTACCAATCATAATAGAACAACCTTACGATACTTGTAATATACCACAACCAACGACAAGCATAATACAATAATGAATTACGAAGACGCATTAGACAAATTAGAAGAAATAAGTATAAAACTTAAAAGCTATACTGACTATCCACAGTCAGCAACTAACAATTCAAAGAGGGCTATAAAATGGAAGGAAGAAAACGGTTCAGATTGCGGAACAAGAGTAGGGTGGACAAGAGCAAGACAATTAGCAGATAGAAAACCTATTTCACGTGATACAATTTCACGCATGGCTTCATTTAAAAGACACCAACAACATAAAGATGTACCATATAGCGAAGGTTGTGGCGGCATAATGTGGGATGCTTGGGGTGGATCGTCAGGCATTAATTGGGCTATAAGAAAACTAAAAGAAATAGACAAAGAATAATGACATTTAAAATAGGTAGATATAAAATAAAAATAGGATTTTTTAAAATAACAATAAACATTTAATATGGCAGACTTAACAACAACAATTACAGAATCGGTTACAATAAATGGTAGCGTTAGAGGTTCTACAAACACAGTTACAACAACAGGTATTACAGACACCTTAGAAAGAACAGTTACTTGCACACATTCACAAACAACTATAATTGCTGAATTTGGCGCAACACCACACGCAGCAGGTAGCAACATTGACAGGGATAATGTTAAATATATTAGAGTAACAAATTTAGATAGTACAAACGAATGTATGTTAGGAGTAGTAACAGGTGCTTCAAATTATCAAGTACGACTAAGGGCAGGTGCTTCACACATTTTATATAACGGTGATGACATTATGGTTGCAGAAGAAGATACAACACCTGCTTTTGCTTCTATTACAGCAGATTTAGGTTCTTTACAAATTAGACCTAGCACAACTAACGACATTCAAGTTGAAATGTTTATAGCTAGTGTGTAATGGCTAGAGAAAGCACCGTACATCAAAGACGCTTTTTAAGAGGGTTTGGCAAACAATTAGTAGCAGAAGCTAAAAAAGGATTAAAAGGTAGAGGTTCAGGCGCATTAGCAGGATCATTAAAAGCAAAAGGTGTATATAAGACAAAAACATTAAGTCTTTCTTTAGTAGGTGCAAAGCATAACGAATTTATAAATCAAGGTGTAAGTGGTAGATTTAAAACACAGACATATAAAGATGAAAAAGGGAACAAGAAAAATAGTAGCTTTAGATTTAAAAAAGAAGTTGTTAATCTTGGTGCTATGCGAAAATTTATTAGCCGTAATAATATAAAAGGGCGTGACGAACTAGGAAGATTTATAAGCACAAAAGCACTATCTTATTTAATTGGAAGATCTGTCGCAAGTAAAGGAATAAAATCGTCAAGTCATATATCAAAAGCGTGGTTGAAGTTAAGAAAGACATATATTAAAGGATTAAAACAAGCATTAGCAAAAGACATACAAGCAGATATAAAAAGGCAACAAAAAAATAATATGAAATGATACAGATAGACCAAAAACCAAAATATCAATTATTACCTGTAGGTCAAAACGTTATATTTACAATAAGTGATCCTATAGTAACAGCTAACGAAACTAAAATTAAATTTATAGCTGAAGTGTATATAAGTCAGTTAGCAGCTAACATCATTTCAACGTCTAATTTAGCAGCAACATTAAAAGTTGTTCCTAATAATTCTGGCGCAGCTATATTTGATTTAAGACCTATTATTGAAAGTTATGTAAGTGCTGAATATCTTGGTGGTGTTGTTACTGATTATAACAGCGCAAATTTTAGTAGTTATAAAACAACAGCGTTTTCAGATACTTCACCGCACCCTATTCATTTGATAGATAAATTTTCAACTAATAGAAATTGCGTTAGGTTCTTTGCTGTTAGATTTAAAGTGCAGTATTTAGGTGCAGATAGTAATTCACCAAACACAGTTGCAATAGCTTCTGGAAACCAAACAGAAACAGATAACTTTTTAGCTTATAATGGTGTGTTACAACATGAAGACGCTTTGAATTTAGATACAAACGGAAACTACGGTTATGATCTTGACACGAACAATCTAATAATGAACGATACAGACGCTAAGTTTTTAACTAACGCACCAACAACACAATATCTTAAAAACACAGACTATCACACAGTTGCTTTCTTTTCTTCTTATGGTGGTGCAGACTTTAGAGTAAGTACGTCAAGTGCTTCATCTAATTATGCTATTCATTATATCAAAGCTAAATTTTATAATAGCGCAGACGCACAACTAGGATCAGATATTGACACAGCTTGCACACCTGCAAATGGTGGCAAACGTGGATATGCTTTAGACAGCAACCAAAAGTTACAATTCTTTGGCTGCGGTATGGGTAATTTTAAAAACTACGGACTATCAAGCACATATACAGACGCAGCATACTATACAATACAAGCGTATGACGATACTGACACAGCTATAAGTCAAGTATATAGATTTGATATAATAACAGACGATTGCAAAGGATTTGAAAACATAAGACTAACATGGCTTAACAGACATGGTGTTTGGGATTATTACAGCTTTACAAAGAAGTCAACAAGAACAGTAAATACAAGACGTGTTACTTACCAACAACTAGGCGGAACTTGGAACGAAAAGAAATTTAGAATACACGATCATCAAGGCGGAACTAAGACTTTTATGTCAGGCGCAAAAGAAATGTTAAAATTAAATACAGACTTTTTAAGCGAAGCAGAAGCGTCATGGTTTGAAGAATTATTTACAAGCCCTGACGTATTTATTATTAATGGTTTTCAATCTGACACAGGCGGATATATAAGAAAATACATTGAACCTGTTACAGTTACAACGTCAAGTTATATAAGAAAAACAACTTCAAATGATAAGCTGTTACAATATACTATTGACGTTGAGAGATCAAAAGAAAGAGTAATTCAAAAAGCATAATGAGTTTACAATTAATTTTATACCCACAAAAGTACGAAGGTAGTTATAGCGCAACTACAACGCAACAGACTAGTCAATACGTTGCAGACAATATACTTTTTAATGGAGTAATTGCAACAAGCGTACACAACACAACGTCAACAAATCCAACAAATCATGCAGTAATAAATAACCCTGCCACAATAGGTTGGAAAAGATTTAGAACAAACGGTGGAAGTTGGGGAACACCTGACGCACCAACAATCGCAGGTCAATTAATTTTAGACTCAGACACTACAATTTCACAAAGCGGTGTATATCAGTTAATTACAAACCTAACAATAGGTCAAGAATATGACATTAAAATAAATATAACACAAGCAGCTTCAGGCGGTACAATCTTACTTCACACATCACCAAATACGTGGGTTGATGGTGGTTCAACAACACAATTTACAACAGGTTTAGAACCGCAAATGACTTTAGGCACAACAGCAAGTACAGGGGTATTAACACAAACGTTTGAAGCGCAACATCAAAGCGAAGTGTTAATTGTAACATATCAAAACGATTCAGGTGCAGCAATTAAGATTGATAAAATAAGCATAACTGAAAATATAAACTCAGCACCCTTAGTTACAACAGAAGTAGCAGACGGTCAAGTAATTTGTGATTTATATAAAGACGAAAGCATACCATTAAGTTTAAGTGTTGACAACTTCAAGAACGCAACAGAAAAAGTACAAAGCTACTCAAAAGGTTTTAACCTTCCTGCCACAAAAAGAAACAATAAAATCTTTACGCACTTATTTGAAATAACAACAACGCAAGACGCATACAGCTTCAACCCTTATATTAAAACACAAGCTATTTTAAAAGAAGATAGTTATTCAATCTTTGAAGGTTATTTAAGGTTGATTGAGATTGTAAACAATAAAGGCGAAATATCATATAACGTAAATTTATATTCAGAACAAGTAAGTTTAAAAGAAACATTAGACGCAAGAACTTTTGCAGATATAGATTTAAGAGAATTAGACCACACTTATCATAGAACAAACATCACAAATAGTTGGTACGACTCTACAGGTTTAGCATTAACGAATTCATTAAGCACAGACTCATTTGCTTACAATTCAGCGATTGGTGTTAACAATACAAATGTTTTAAAATATCCTTTTTGTGATTGGACAGGTAATTTATTTGTAAATGCAAGTGGAAATTTAGAACTAACAAACGTATCAGACGCATTTAGACCTTTTATACAAGTTAAATACTTAATAGATAGGATCTTCGATGACGCAGGTTTTACTTTTACTTCTAATTTCTTTAATACATCTGATTTTAAGCGTTTATTTATGGACTTTAATTGGGGTGAGGGAAATGCACCACAACAACAAGTAGGAACAAATTATATTCAAGCATTTTTTAATCAATCTACAAGTAACGCAGCAGGAACAAGCTACACAACTTTAAAATACACCACTTTTACAGGTACAGTAGGCGCAGGTTATAACGCTTCAACAGGAGTTTTCACAGCACAACAAAACGGCATAGAATATGACATCATTTATTGGAATGAGTTTGAAACATCAGGCACGATCACAGAAACACAATGCCGTTGGGTTCATAAAGATAGTAGTGGAAATGTAAAGTCAGAAATTGACTTACAAACAGTATCTAGTGCAGCAGCATTTTGGTATGGTAGTTTCACAGTAGTATTAGATATAAACGAAACACTAACACCACAATTTAAAAAGACAGGCGCAGGAACATTTGCACAATCTACTACAACCAACGTAAATATAAGTAACGTAAACGCAACAACTTCAATAACGGCTGTTGCTTCACAAGGCATACTAAATACAAATAGAGGTAAGTTAAAACAATATGATTTTCTTAAAGGTATATTCACAATGTTTAATTTAGTGGCTATACAAGACAAAGACAATCCGAAGACCTTACAAATAGAACCTTACGCAGACATATTTTTAGATCCGTCTAACGTAGGGTTGACATCAACACAGCACGATTGGACTAGCAAGGTTGACGCTTCACAAATAAAATTACACCCTCTTAAAAATCTAAAAAGACAAACTAATTTTACATATAAAGAAGATAGTAACGACTATTGTGTAGGTGTTTATGCAAATGCTATGGGTGGTTATTTATATGGAACAAAAACTTTTGACGCTTCAGGTTTGACATTATTAGAAGGTGAAGATACAATAACAGTAGAACCTTTTGCACCTACAATTTCAAGACCTGTAACAACATCAACTAATTTTTCCGAAATGATCGTTCCTGCAATTTATGGCGGTGAAAAAAACGACAACAAAGGTTATAATAATTTACCACGAATTTTATATAATGTAAGTGGCGCAAGTCCTGATACAATGGCAAACGCAACATATTATGTTCCGCCTTTTAATGGTGTTACTAGCGCAAACTTAAATAACTTACTTCAATTTTCACATCTTTCTGAAATAGGTACAACATCAGATACTTTAGACTATAACTTTGGTGAATGCCCATTAGTCAATCCAATAGGAAACCCAACAATCAATAATTTATTTAATACATATTGGCTTCCTTATTACGAAGAACTTTATAATCCTGACACAAGAATTATGAAAGTTAAAGTTTATTTAACACCGTCAGACATTAACGGATTTAAGTTTTACGATACAGTTATTATTAAGAATAGAGAATATAGAGTTAACAAGATAGACTATAAATCAGGCGAATTAGCAACAGTAGAATTTATTTTAATATAATGGAATTTTTAAAAGGACATAAAATAAAACCAAAAGAAATAAACGGAAAAGAAGTCATCTTTACTGACGGTACAAATGACGCAAGAGCAAATCAAATAACTTGCGAAGCATACGGTTATATATGGGATAAAGATTTAGGTATATGCAGAGGTTATGATTATTCGTCAGAAGTACAAAGAGTATTTACTGAAGACAGTACAAAAAAACTAGGTATAAGAAACAACGTACAAAGAAGCACAAAAAATAGTTTGGTTGCAGGAGATAGAAACTTAACAAGAGGTGAAAATGACAACATATTTGTAACAGGTGAACAAAACGAAATAGGTAACAACATAAGTAACGCTTCTATTATAGGTGGTAAAATGGGTAAGGTGCTAACTAACGGACAAGTCTTGATTGGTGGTGGATCGTTCAACACCGCAGCAGGATT